CTAATAAATCTTTCTTAACCTGTGAATCACTAACAGTTCGTAACCCACCACTTTGATCAAACTTGATTTTGTAGTCCTTATATTTGTTAGGGGCTAATGCTTCTAACTGCATAAGTTTTTGATTTAAATTGTCTTCGGCTCCATATGCTAACTGCTTAGAAAGCTCCACTTCTAGTTCAGCTATTTTATTATCTGCATCACCATCCTTTTTATCTTGAATAGTATTCTCAAAATTCATCTGAGAGGTTTTTTCGGTTCTTATTGCTTTAGCGACATTCAATCGTTCTTCATCAGTCATACCATTTAAAATACTATCTATTTTAACATTGCCCGTTTTCTGATTGGTTTGTATTTTTATAGCTATTGAAGCAGACGTTTCTGTTTCTAATGCTGTGCTAACAATAACATTGGTTCTCGATTCTAACCATTTAGCATCCCAATCTTTCATAGAGGATTCAATCATAGTCCTGGTGTATTTATTTTTAGTTGCTTTATGAATGTAGTCACGTTTTTTAGTAATTGAAAAACCAGGTTGTTTTTCTAATTCAACTAAGTTAACAGCATCACCAGTTAATCTTTTCCCATTTTGAAATAATCCAGCCCCATATATTTTAGATGTCAATGCATCCTCATTACCTTCAAAATTTAATAAAGCATCTAATTCTATAGTCATATTATTAAGATCAAGGTTAAGCGATAAAGCACCTCTAGTCTGAATAAGATCTATCTGTCTTTTTGCATAGACTTTAGAATAAGCATTATAATGAGCTGAAGAAGTAACACCTAATTCTGCATATAATTTCCTACCAAGTATAGGGGATGCTTCTTGAGCCAATAATACATACTCATTAGTTATAGCTCTTAAATCTGCACTTACGTCAGTTAGATCAGTATCTCTTGTAGAAGCTTGAGTAATTATATTTGACATGTGCCTTTTAGCAGATAAAGCAAGATCAGATCCTAAACTTTCAAGAGCAACTTTTTTAGCCGATTTGCCAAAAATTGTATCATCATCAAACTTTTCAGTTACACTTGTGCCGTTATAGGCACTTTCTCTTATTTGCTCTAAAGTAATAGGATTTTCGGCACCATACTCGGCACCTTCTACTACTGCTTGCTCACCAGCCTTTTTAAAGAAATAACTAGACATATCATTCAAAGCACTAGTAAGCATCTGTGACGTTCTTTGGGCTTCTTGCATACCTATACCGGATGGCCCTCTATAGCCACTTGTGCTGATCTGCCGTTGTATGCCTAAATATCTAGAACGAGGTGCCATTATCTATTTCCACCATACCTTGAATTATAGTAACCAGGACTAGATTGTCTTGCCATTGGTGGTGGTGCTGTAACAGAGCCTGTATCACCGGCTGGAGCCGATCCTAAAGAGCCGTAACTCATCATCGCAGAACCCATAGTTGATAAAGCACTTATGGTAGCTTTTTTCTTAGCCATTCTTCCGGCAAACCTTAAATCTTCAGCCTGGGCATTAGCTATACTAATAGCTAAGAACTCATTGTCTTTAGACGTAAGGAAATCATTCAGTCCAGGACCAAGTATTGCAAATGTTCCTATATCTTGAGGAGTTCCTATACTAGGCTCTAACCCACCGGCAGAAGCTATTGCTCCGACTGAAGCCAATGCCCGGTTAGTATTTTTTAAAACCTGGTTGCCTTGTTGTTTAGCTTTTACAGCTTCAACTCTACCTTCTAACTTTTTATGCTGGGCTTGTATGTAATAACCTTTTTTTGTATCACCACCAGCTTTCATTTGAGCCAGAGCAGAAATTCCGGCTATTACTAGTCCTGCTATTGCAATAGTCATATCATTGTCCAGTACTTAGTTTATATTCTACAGCTAAAACAGTAGCAAAGAGAGGTTGTGTCATTGTAAAAGAAATTTTTGCTGTATCACTATAACCTAGAAAAGGGGCTATTCTTTTCCTTCCAGTGAACGTAGGTGGAGTACTACCTAAAACATATGGTAAAGTTCCAAAAGGTAATTCAACACCATTCACAGCTAGGTTTTGTGTCTTATCAACTAAAGTGGTCACTTCTAATATTCTACGTTTTCTACTAACAACAACACCGGAACTTAATTTAGGTTCGGCCGGTAAAGTATCAACCTGGACACTATATGGAACTCCTACTTCGGCAAAAGTACTAGGCACTTGATCAATAGTTATACCAACATAGCCCGATAAATCTTGAGGAGTTGCATTAGCTAAAACAGCATTATCTCTTATTACATTACAAGCCACATTTTTTAAATGAGCTGTATGAAGAAGCTGTGTATTTGTTGGCAATTCTTGATCAGGATAATTTGCACTCCCACCGGAGTAATATTGCACACTTGAATCAGTAGTCCTTTGATCATCAAAAATTTCAAGGTAAATTCTGTTAGCTGGATTATTTGGATTTCCTAACTGATAACTTCTTTGAACTACTGTATAAATATCAGAGCCATCTACAGCTACATCCAAATACTTTCCATTTGTAATCCACTCTGATGGAGCAACTACGTTTTGTGATCTGAGAATTGAAAAGACAGCCATAGACCCATCATCGTCATTTGGTATCATAAGTAAGTCACCATCATCAGTACTACTAGCAACTCTTAATGCCATAGACCTTGGTGTTTTTAATAAGTGACTAGCTAGTAAAGATATATTGTTAGCCTGGTAGTTTAGATCAACATCACTAAATAAAAATTCCCTTAAAGCTTTGCCCTCTCGCTGTATAAACAAAGTTCCACCTTCAGCCATTACCGGCTTCAAACCTTCTTTAGAACCTCTACGAGTAGCATTCTTAATAACTATATTGGATGGTGTTATAGGCTCTAGATTAGCTTGAGGTAAGAAGAACTCTGCATCCTTAGTGAATATCTGTAAATCTCTACCCGACCTCATCGCTGTTATTGCGTTAACACTATCAGTACTCATTGTGACCAACATAGCATCATCGTCTAAAGCTTCTGCACTTTTAAAATTAAAAAAATCAGCTACCTTAGAACCAAATAAAGTATTAGGCAAAGCTTTGCTTCCACCCATATAGAGCCGGCTTTCGTGAAAACTAGTGGTTCTGGGCCAGCCCCTGGTGACTGACCATGCATCCTCATAACCAGATTCTAACTCCCACACATTGGCATTTATGGCTTGATCAGCCTTAAAAAAGGGTGTCTCAGTTATAACTTTTAAAACTGTGCCTGATTCTTGTTCTACAATTCTAGCTCGGCCAAAACCATTTAAAACATTTATATATTGATCAACACAAGATGAAACAAATACAGATGCACTTGCCGTTATCGTAACTGTGCCATCGACTGCATCCGGTGTTATCGTAGCACTTGGATTAGTGGTAGCTAAAGTAAAAGCCACTTTAGGCATAGTTAAAGCAATAGTAGAAAATGTCCATAAATTATTAGCTGTTCCTCTAACTATTTTTTTTGGAGCCATGTCTTCATGGACTAATATAAGGGTATCAGCACTTTGTGTAAAATAAAGACGATTAAGATCAATGTCACCTAAAGCACAGTCTAAATAATTACCACTTCCATTAATTGAATTTATTGCCACCCCATTGGCAAAGACATACATCCTGGTTATAGCAGTTGTGTTTTTTACAAAGACTAACATAAAAGATTGTGTGGTACTAAATTCAAAAGGAATTAGTCTTGTACCAGCTAAAGTTGTAAAAGAACTTCCTAAATCAGCCGATATGTCTTTGAGAAATTTTGAACCAGGCCTTCTTTCAAATCCACCTTGGGGCATCATAACAACGTTTTGTGCTTTACTTACGGCTGATGCATATTGCTGAATATCAACTCTGCCTACTAATAAAGGATCAATTTCACCAGCAGTAAAGTTAGACTGATATTGTGTAATCCTACTCAAGATCGAACCTCAGTTAAAAGATAATCGGCTATGACCACTTGTGATTGTCCAGCACCATCTATATTAATTGCCTGTCTAAAATAACCACCTCTTAAATTTTCAGAAGGAGTTCCTAGAGCCACTCCTCTCCAATAATCAGCCTTTGTAATCTGGTCTGTTACTGGTTCGGCTAAATGCCAGGCCATTTGATAAATTAATAATTGAACGAAATATGAAGGCATAAGAGATTCTGTTATTAACTTTTGATAATCCACAATCACAGTTTCTTCATTAGTTAATAATTGATCACCTTGTATTTGATAGTCTGTGACATTTTGAGCAGTCAAAGAAGTAGAAGCATAGACAACTCTTGGTACACCTAGAAACATATCTGAAGGTAATTGATATTTATACGAATAAACATTCGTGGGAGAACCTGATAATCTAGATAAAGTTGTTTTACCTAAAGTAAAAGACCAATGGTACATTCCAAGGGTCTGCGACTTAATTCGTGGATAAATGACCGAGCATATGGATGAGGGGGCTGACCCATCCGAAAAGCTTGTAATTTGATTTGCACCGAGAAGAAGGAGTGCTTGAGAACAAATCGATACGTCTGTATCACCAGTAGCCATAATCCACGAACCTCGCCATGTTTTAAAGAGGGCAATTGCTTGCCCCCCTTGATTAGTTTTTAGTCTCCAGCAGTGACAACACCAATAACAGTACCATTACTTGCATCAACAACACCAGATGCATTAGAAGCAATAACATGCATTGTTAATGTTGCAGTACCACCAGTGCTACCTCTGACCATAACCATGTCACCTACACTAACATCATCAGATACATCATTGAAGTAACCAGATCCATCAATCGTGGCATGAGCATCTGTTGACGTATATGAAAATAATTGTGGAGCTGTTCCTTTTTTGGATTGGCCACCTATTGGGTTCCATCCAGTTCTTGCAAAAGCCATATTAACTCTCCCTACATGTGATATCAACTAGACCAGCAGTATCGATTACTGTGGCACCGGCTGAATACATTGCTGATACTAAGAAAGACGTTTTCTCAGGGATGTAGTTTACTTCAACTTTTGGAGCTATACCTACAGCACAACCAATAGCATCTTTGTGAAATGCTAGGCATGTTCTGTCGGCAGAACCATCTTTTGGTAAACCACCTTCATCCCTGTCACCGATCATATGTATCTGAAAGCCAGCGAAAATTTGGATTTCTCCACGATTTAAAGCTTGTAACTGTACAAAATCGGAATTAACTGCTCTTTCGTCAGCTAACAATGAAGCTAAAGAACTTGCATGAATAATCATGTGTCTGTCTTGAGGTGGTACTGAAGCAGTATCCAAAGACTTCTTCGCAGAAATAATTTTTCCTACGTTAAGGTCAGATGCTGTAGCAGTTCCACTTGTCACGACAGTGTTAGCGACAGTAGCACCGGCAGAACCAGCAATAAGAGCATCAATAATAATTTGATCTTCTCTCCTACCGATTGCGTTACCAACTAACTTAGCCAACTCTTGACGTTCATCAAAGTTTACTTTTGCTTGGTTAAAAATATCTGAATACTCAGATGCGATATAGTCAACCAACGTAGCAGTTGCTGTTGAGAATTGACCTGAAATTGGCACTACATCAGTCGATGGGGTTCGGATTGATGCTGTACCTTTAGCGAGGATTGGAAATTTAGCAGTACTTCCAGTAACACCTGACCTCATTCGAGAAACATTTCTCAAAGTAGCAGTTGCCTGGTAGGCCTGATGAACCTCTGCCTCAAATAAAGTAACAAATGCGTTACTTAGAGTGGTTGCCATTATAGCTCTCCCATTAAAGGTTAAAGTTAATTCGCCTTTGGTTACCGGAAATCCGACCTTCGACTACTAGAACGTCTAGCAACGTAGTGATTTACACTAGTCAGATCGGCTCATGGGAGTTATCGATCAATTAATTAGTATCAAAAAAATAATAGTTTGTAAATACTAGATTACACATCTAGATTTTGTATTACTATTAGTGTGCCATTTTGTCACCCACCTAACCAGGTACATTTTCCTCAAACATTTTCTCAGTTTGTTTTCTAAATGTTGGGTCAGCTTGATATCTAGGATCAGCAACCCTGGCAAACAATTCTTCTTTGTCTAGCTGATTACCAGCTATCGCAACTACCGGTATATCTTTCTCACCTTGCATTTGTCTAAGCTTCTGCATTAATCTTTGACCACCGGCCGTTCCACCTAAGACCTCAAGCTCTGAATAATCTTGATCAGTAAATATACCTTTAGATACTAAGCTACGACCCCAATTTATATTGGATTGAATTATTTCATTAGCATTTTCACCAAGCAAAGCTTTTTCTTTTTCCATATCAAACTTAGCTTCTTTTTCTGATTGATATCCCATATCAACAATTTCATTTGCTAAATTTAAAAAGGCTTCTTGGCTAATGCCATTGTCTTTGGCCCAGACAGTGTATTTTGTAATCAATGGGTCTTCAGAATCTATACCTTCTAAAGCAGAAATATCATACTCATCCGGTGCTTTTGGTCTACCTTCACTTAGTTTTTTTTCTATAGCATTATAACTTTTGACAAGATTTTCATAATTAGGACCCTCTTTTTCATGCCAAAATTTATCAGGAAAGTTTTCAGGTTTTTCAAATTCAACATTTTCTAGGTCTTCACCTTCCACAATAT